TTTGCTACTAAAAAGTATGTAGATGATAATACTGGTAGTGCTGATGTTGCTAAAAGAATTGATGTAACTGTAAAAAATGTTAGTGGTGGTGAACTTGCAAAAGGAGTTGTAGTTCATGCAGCACCAACAGCAACACCACCTAGTGGTAATGTTATTGAAGTTATTGCAGCAGATGCAAATGATGCTGCTAAAATGCCAGCAATAGGAGTTTTGAATGAAACTATTGCAGATGAGGCAGAGGGTGAAGCAGTTATGTTTGGAGCAGTTAGTGGCATTGACACCTCTAGTTTTAGCATAGGCGATGAATTATATGTATCTGAAACTGCTGGTGAATTTACTGCAACTAAACCAACTGCATATACAAGTCAAGTTCAAAAAATAGCAGTAGTAATTAAATCCCATGCAAGTAATGGATTAATAAAAGTATTTGGTGCTGGTAGGGCAAATGATGTTCCTAATAGAGTTGATAGGAATATGAATTTTATTGATGATACTATGATTAATTTCGGTGATGATACTGATTTTAAAATATACCATGATGCTGTAGATTCATACCTACAAAACCAAACTGGTGATTTAATTATACAAAATTTAGCTAATGACAAAGACATAGTATTTAAATCTGATAATGGATCTGGTGGTGTTATTGAATACTTTAGATTAGATGGCTCTACAAACACAGTGCCATTTGGTAGATCGCCACATATAGTAGATAATCTTAAATTATACTTTGGTAACGATACAGCAAATGATGCTAGTATAAAGTGGGATTCTACTGCTAGTCAATTATTTATTGGTGGTACTAGTAAATTTTTAGATGATTTATATTGTGTTGGTGATGTTTATTTAACAGATGGAACAAACTCTAGTACATTACAATTTGAAAATGATGTTAAAACAAGAAAAATAGTTTTATATGAGGGTGCTGATAACGATTATGAATTTTATGGATTTGGTGTCGAAAACTCAACATTAGTTTATTCAACATATGCAGATGGAGATGATCATGTGTTTTTTGTTGGAGTTAATTCTACTAGCAGAAGTGAGTTAATGAGGATTAAATCTACTGGTGATGTTAATGTTGCAAATGATATTTTTAGTGAGGGATTATATGTAAATTCAAATAGTGCTGTAAGTGGAACTCAAGTTGCAATAGTAAAAGATGGTGACCAAAACCTACAAAGGTGGGGAACTAGCTCTGATGGTACAAGTGAGGATTCATATAGATTTAGAATTGATCAAAACATGAAATTTATTGCCAATAGTGGAAGTGGTGATACTTTAACAATATTTTCTGATACTGGTAACATTCAAACCTCTGGCAGCTTAACAACACAAGGTGTTGATGGTGGTGCTGTTATAAGAAATTGGACAGGCAATACTGATTATGTAATGTGGGGAACTAGTAATATGTCTGGTTCTGAATATGCTATTTTAACTGATGGAACACACACATTTCTTAGTGGTGGTGATGGAGGTAGTGTACATATAAGAAGTGGAAACAATACAAGTACTCACCAATTAGTTGTAAGTGATGCATCAGCAAGGTTTTATGGTGATTTATATGTTGATGATGACTTAGGTGTAGGAACAACAGATCCTCAAAATCCAGTTCATGTTGATGTAAGTGCTGCTTCTGGTAATTTTATAGGAGATACAAATATTTATGCTTTAGAGATAAGCAATTCAGATACTACTGCTGGCAATGCTGTTGGAATGACTTTTGGTCATGGTGGTTTTCATTATACAAATTTTATTGCAAGTGTTAGAACAACAACTGGTGATAATCCAGCTGGAGATTTAGTTTTTGGTGGTCGATCAGGTGATGGAGTAGCTTTTGTTGAAAGAATGAGAATTAATAAAGATGGATTAATCAAAATTGGATCATATGGAAGTGGTACACATACTGGAACTGTTGCTAAAAACCTAGCTGTTGATTCAAGTGGAAATATAATAGAAACAGATGGTAGTGTTGTAGATGGATCAGGAACTGCAAATTACATTCCTAAATGGTCAGATGCAAATACATTGACTGATAGTGTTATGTATGAATCATCTGGTGATTTAATAGCTAGTGGAAACTTATATATAGGTGATGATGCATCTAACAATCAAGGTTTAAGAATAGAAAGTGGAAATGGAACTAGTGATTATGGTGTTGTAAGGTTTTTGCATGGGGGTACTAATAGAAATACAATACATGCTTTCAGTCAATATTGGCAAAGTGGAACTATATATGGACATGCCACAGATACTTTAAATATAGATGGTAATGCTGGAGTTACAATCGGACCTTGGAATGATATTGATGTTGCTTTTGTTGAAGGTGGAACAAACTATTTTCAAAGATCAATAGGTATTGGTCAAACAACTCCAACATCAAGTTTACATATTACACAATCAACACCATCCATAACTTTAGAAACATCTGCTAATGCAAATGATCCAATTATTAATTTAAAATCAGATAGTGCAATAGGTGTTGAGGGCGCACAAATATGGTATGATAACAGTCAAGGTGATTTACATATACAAACAACATATGCAGATGATGCTGCTGATATAAAATTCCATACTGCAACTGGTGCTGACAAAGGAACTGGTAACTTAAGAATGGTTATTGGTGGTAATGGTAATGTAGGAATTGGCACTGACTCTAGTATTGATACTAAACTCCATGTACAAAATGGATCGGCTGGTAGTGTAACTGCATATGTAAATACAACTTTAACATTAGAATCAAGTGCAAATGATAATTTTTTATCCTTTTTATCTCCAGCCGGTCAAAATCAAGGAATATTATTTGGTGATGCTGATGCAAATTGGAGAGGTCAGGTTAGATATGACCATGCTACAGATGTTATGTTTCTTTATACTGCTGCAACAGAAAGATTAACTATAAATACAGATGGTAGAGTTACTTTATATAATAGTGAGGGTATTAAATTATCAGCTAAAACTGGAACTTTATATGCTGCTGATGGTGCGTTATCTTATTACTCAGCTAGTAATGGTGTTTATTTAAATGGTGCTGGTCCAAGTGGTTGGTTAAGATTACAAGGTGCTGGAACAGAAAATGACAGAAACTCTATAAATATTTATGGTAGCGCTGGAGATTATATGAATTTCAGAACTGGCAATATAACTAGATTAACGATTAATAATAATGGAACTTTGTTAGTTGGAGATACTGTAGGACCATCAACTGTATGGGATGGTGCGGCTGTATTTGGACAAAGTGGGCAAAGAAAAGTTATTATAGGGTTTTTAGATACTGCTCTAGCCGAAAACATTGTTGGAGGGCATAATTCAGCTTTAACAGCTTGGGATGCTTTAACTGTTGCTGGAAGTTCATTAAAGTTTAGAACTGGATCAGGAATTGGCAATGTATCAATGGATATAGATAGTTCTGGAAATATTCAAGCAAGTTTTAATCAAGACACAACTTATGAATTTGGTAGGGTACATATTGGTTATGTCGGACACGCTGATCACGCGGGTTTTTCTCACATTGATCAAAACAGTACTAGCTCTTATGCTTTGCTACAAAACGCTAGTGGTCAAACATATTTAAATGCACCATCTGGTCAAGATTTACGTTTTAGAATTAATAATAATGATGTTGGTGCTTTTAATGGATCATCATTTAATTTTGGAGTTGGCACTAACGATCCAGATTCACAAATGTCAGGAACAAATGGTATTTCTATTGTTAGCTCAGGTAATGCATCTTTAGGGTTATCAAATGGCACAACTCATTGGCTTACATATTTAACTACTAATGCTGATAGATATAGAATTTGGAATAGTGTAAGTAATGAAGTGATGACTATTCTATCAGGTGGTAATGTAGGTATTGCTAATGATGGACCAAATCATCTTTTTGAACTTGGCAGCAGTAATTCATTAACAATATCAGGTAGTTATGAAATGTTTAGTGCTGGTGCTTTTGGTGTTTTATTTAGAAACTCTTATGACTGTTATATTACTGGTAACACTCAATATACATCATCTGGTTGGGTAAATAAATATGGTGGTAAAAAATCCTCTCTTATTGGTTTACCTGATGGTCAAATTGAATTTAATATTGGAACTGGGACAACACAAGGTGGTGCATCAAATTTAACAGTAAAACAAAATACAACAACCTATGGTACTACTTTTTTTGTGCCAGCACAAGGAACTAATAGTGGCGATCGTACTAATGTGCAATATTATCCTTATAAAGTAGATTCAGACACACAAAGTAGTGATTATTGGAGAATACCACATTTATCTGGACATCCGACTGTTGCTGGTGTTTATAATTACGAAACTGGTAAAAATGTTTATTGGGGTGAGCCAAGTGATACTGGAACTTATGAATTTAGAGGTCGTTATATAAATGCAACATCTTCTGATTCAAAACTAGCTGTGTTTACAAATGATTTAACTACTGCTGTATTTGAAGTAGGTGATTCATCAAATACTCAATACTGTGATTTAGTAATTAGATCAAATAGTGGAAGTGGTGAAATATTTAAAGCTGGAAGTGCTTACACATCTTATGGTGGACCAAGCTCATTAAATATTTATAATAGTAATGGTATAATTGCATTTCACCCACAAGGCACAACTAATGTTGTACAAATAAATAATAATGGACCAGCATTAACAGTAAATTATGATGGAACTAATGGTGGCGGCGATTTGGATGGTTATGGTATTTTAGCTCAATCAAGTAGCAGTACTCAAGCAACTATTGGCGCACACAATCTTGGGGATGGTTATGCAAATTTAAATTTATCATCAACACTTTCTGGTTCACAAAAAATGTGGCATATATCAAAACGACCAAGTGGTCAATCACACAGAATTGAATGGTACTGGTATGACACTACTTTTACAAGTTATTTTAAATTTGAAGTTGGTGGCACATTTACTGCTACTGCTGATGTTATTGCTTATTCAGATAAAAGATTAAAAGAAAATATAGTTACTATTGATAATGCACTTGAAAAAGTAACAAAACTTAGAGGAGTAAGTTATAATAGAACAGATGCTACTGATAAATCAAAAAAAATAGGAGTTATTGCACAAGAGGTCAATGAAGTGTTGCCAGAAGTTGTAAGTTATGATAAAAATGATGATATTTATGGAGTTGATTATGGTAAAATGGCTGGTGTATTTATTGAGGCAATAAAAGATTTAAAAACAGAAATAAACGAGTTAAAAGCAGAAATTAAACAATTAAAAAAATAAATTATGCCAGTACCTACTTATGATGAGCTACAAGATCCTGGAATGCAAATGTTAAAGGTTGCAAGAGAAAGGTTAGGTGGTGGTTATAGTGGAAGCACAAGTGTAACATCACCAATATCTCTTAAAGATTTAAGTAATTTAAGTGGTGGTAACTCTGGTGGATCAGGCAATAGTTATCCAGCAGTAAACTTATTAAATGTACAATCAGCTAACTTTAATAGAAACAGACGTCCAGATGGAAATGATCCTTTAAAAATGTCTGAGTTTTTTGGCTACAATCAAACATTAACTAGGAGAGAAGTTAGGTTTGCTTATAGTAGTGTTAATTCATCAACAGCTTGTAGTTTCTCAATACAATCTACTAGATATTATCATGATGGTAGCAGTACCTTGCCAACAGATGGGGATAAAATATATACTACTTATGATGGATTTACTCCAGCTCCAGCTGGATATTATCATTTGTTTGAACCTGATAGTGGAACAAGTACTGGTGATTATGCAGAAGTCATTGGTGGTGGTGGTGGTTTTGCTGGAACTGTTGTAGGAGTTTCAAGTTGTTAAAATAATTATTAAATTTGTAAAAAATAAATTATGGCAAATACTTATACTTGGCGAATAAATAAAATGACTGCAAAAATACAAGAGGGTGAATTAAAAAATGTAATTTTTAATATAAACTGGACATATCTTGCTAAATATTCGGAAAATGAAAATATAGTTGCATCTTTAAATGGCTCTACTAATATTACATATAATGAGGGCGATCCATTTATACCTTATGAGGATTTAACTAAACAAGATGTTGTTGGTTGGTTAGAAGCATCAGTAGATATAAACATCGAGGGTATGAAGGAAAATTTAGATAAACAAATTGATGATAAGAAAAACCCAGTTGATGAATTTTTTTATCCAATGTGGGATTAATAATAATTAAATAAATAAATAATGAGCAAACTAGAAGAAAAAGAATTACAAGAATTAAAACAATCAATTGCAAAACCAAATCAAATTGCAACTGAAATTGGTATGCGAGTAATTGCATATAACTCTATTGACAAACTTGTTGATGCATTTAACGAGGCATCTAAAGAGCAACAAGAGTTAATGAAGTCAATTGAAGAAAAGCATGGCAAAGGTTCTCTAAATATTGATACTGGCGAAATCACTCCTTTAGAAGAAGAATAAGATGGCACTTATTAATGCCACTAGCTTTCTGTTATTAAAAGATACAACAGTTGTAGGGCATTCTAAAAGCACTAGCTTTAATATAAATGTTGATTTACCAGAATCTACTAATAAAGATAGTGGTGGCTGGAAAGAGGTAATTCCTGGTGTTAAAAGCGGTACTGTAAGTTGCGAGTGTCTAACTGATTATAACGACACATTAAGTTTTGAGGATCTAACAGACATGATGATCCTTAAACAAAAAGCTGTATTTTATTTTAAAGATCCAGTAAATACAAAACTTGTATTAAGAGGTGAGGGATTTATACAATCCATTGATGAAACAGCTGAGTTTGAAAATGCAACCAGTTTTAATTTAGAAATAAACCTTACTGGTGTTTTTTCAATTACTGATGCAACTGTTGGTTTGACATGGGAAAATGTATTTAGTAAGTGGGAAGATCTAGCAAAAGATTGGGAAGATGTATAAAATTTTTATTTGTATATTTGTTTTAAATTTAAGTTAATTATAAAAAAATATATATTATGCCAACAGTAGGAGTATTTAATGGGACCAGTTTATTGTTAAAATTTGCAGCTGATGGCTCAACACCAGCAGTTTTAGGTCATTCAACATCTTGTACACTTTCTCTATCAAATGATTTACCAGAAGCTACAACAAAAACAAGTGCTGGTTTTCAAGAGGTAATTTCTGGAGTTAAAAGTGGTGAAATTAGTTTTGAGGGGTTAGTAAATTATGATCATGCAAACAATGCTATTGAAGCAGCAGATCTTTTAATAGCTGGTACTAAGGTTGATTGGTCATTTGGAACTGGTGTATCTGGGGATGCTGTATATAGCGGAGAGGGATTTTTAAATTCAGTTGAAATGAGTGCTGAAATGGAATCACCAGTAAGTTTTTCTGGATCTATTACAGTTACTGGAGCTATCTCAAAAGCATAACAATCAAATTTTAAAAATAATTGGGTGTAGTTTAAGGAGCTATGCCCTTATATATATATAATTATGGCAAACAAGAAAAGAGGTTACTATACCTTAAAAATAGGCGGCAAAATGCGAACTATGCATTTTTCTATGAATTTCTGGTCAAATTTTACTGAATTTTTAAACGTACCATTGTCAAATATTGGCGATGTTTTTAAAGATGGTATTTCTATAAAGGCAATCATAGGTTTAGTGTATTCTGGTTTATTGGCAAATGATCAAGAACAAGGCAACGAGATAACATATAACGAGTTTAAAGTTGGTATGTGGCTTGAAGATATTGAAGCTGATAAACTAAATGACATTGTAAATTCAATGATGGAATCAAGAATACTTGGTAATGATCTTAACATGGGCGTTGCAAGAAATATCAAAAAAACTACTAAGCAAACAAAAGAGGGAAAGTAAGTAGCCAACTAGATTGGGATAGTTTACTTGATTTTTACATTGGTCAAGTTGGCATAGATCCAGATTCGTTTTGGATTAATACTTGGAAGGAAAATCATTTGCTAGGTGAAGCTCACATGATTAGATGTAATTTACAATGGGAGCAGACAAGATATTTAGCAGCAATGTTATACAATATAAATTGTCAAAAAAAAGCACAAATGATTACACCTGATAAACTTTTCCCATTGCCTCAAGATGTTTATTTAGAAAGAGGTAAACCTAAATCAACCAAAGCTGAAATGTTATTATTTAAAAAATTAATTGAAAAGAAAAAGTCGCTAAAATAAGTGGCTTATTTTTTTTGTATTTTTACATAAAAATCTACTTATGGCAAATAACGATTTAAGAGTTAACATTATTGGTGATTCATCTAAATTAAATAGATCATTAGATAGTGCTAGTAAAAAATTAAAAAAATTTGGCAAAACAACAAGCGATCTTGGTAAAAGTTTAACAATATTTGCTACTGGACCAATTGCCTTAGCTGGTGGTGCGGCAATTAAATTAGCAAGTGATTTCCAGGAAAGTTTAAATAAAGTAAATGTAGCATTTGGATCATCTTCTAAAGCAGTCAAAAGCTTTGCCAAAACGACTTTAACTGAATTTGGTATTGCAGAAGGTTCAGCATTAGACATGGCAGCTCTTTTTGGTGATATGGCAACATCAATGGGTATTAATAAAAAACAAGCTGCTGACATGAGTAAATCAATGGTTGGTTTAGCTGGAGATTTAGCATCTTTTAAAAACATAGGTATTGATCAAGCTACAACTGCTTTGGCTGGTGTTTTTACTGGTGAAACAGAATCATTGAAAAAATTAGGAATTGTAATGACTGAGGCAAACTTAAAGGCGTTTGCACTATCTGAGGGCATTCAAAAGAATGTTAAAGACATGACTCAAGCTGAAAAAGTTAATTTAAGATTTGCCTACATTTTATCACAAACCACGAATGCTCAAGGTGATTTTGCAAGAACATCTGGAGGTGCTGCAAACCAAATGAGAATATTTACAGAAGGAACAAAACAACTTGGTCAATCTTTTGGTAATTTATTATTACCAGCATTTACTAAAATAGTTACTAAATTAAACACTTTAGTGTCTGAGTTTATTAGCTTAGATGGTAAAACTAAAAGTATTATAATTACAACTGGGTTGTTAGTTGGTGCATTAGGTCCAGCATTGTTTATATTAGGAAAACTTGCAACTGCTTTAGCTTTTTTATCTGGTCCAATAGGCATTGTTGTGGCTGGTTTAGCTGCAATTGCTTTTGTAATATATAAAAACTGGGATGGCATAATAGATACAGTAGTAGAATTATCTAATAAGTTTGTTGACTTGTATAACAACTCGCTTGAGTTTAGAATGTTAATTGAAGCTATAAAAGTTGTTTTTGGAACCGCTATATTAACAATGAAAGCTGGTGTTGATCAATTAATCAATGGTTTTGCAACTCTTTTTGAGGTGGCTAAAAACAAATTTAATCCAATTGGAATGCAGTTAGCCATCAAAGATGGGTTTCAAAAATCAAAAGATATAACAAAAAAACTAGGTGAGGACATTGGTGATTTAGCTGGTACTGCTATTGGTAATGCACTAAGTAATAGATTGGAATACACATCAAAAGAAAAAATTGAAAGCTCTTTTACTGATTTAAAAAGTAAAATTTCAAGCTTTTTTGAGTGGTTTAATGTTGGTCCAGGTGGTGGCGGTGAGGGTGGTTTACCAGAGTGGGTTGGTTTATTAAGTGAGTACATGAAACAAATTGGCGATAAAACAACAGTAACAAAAGAAAAGTTTTTTGAGCTTGATGGTGTTATTGGAGAGTTAGGTGAACAATTTATATTTGCTTTTGGTCAAGCATTTGATGCAATTGCAAAAGGTGAAAGTTTTATAAAATCTATTACTAATGCTTTAATACCAATGATTAAAAAATTAATTGCGGCTGCTGCTGCGGCTTTAGTTTTAAGCACATTACTGGGTGGTATTGGAATAACTAAAATTAAGGGTATTGCCACAAGTTTTACTGGCATATTTGGAGCTTTAACTGGTATTAGCTTAGGTGGAGGCGACAAGGGTACTGGTGGAGTGAAACTAGCATCTGGCGGTATTGTAACAACACCAACTCTTGCGACCATTGGAGAGTATCCTGGAGCTAGATCAAATCCAGAGGTGGTTGCTCCCTTAGATAAGCTAAAATCAATGATTGGAGATAGAGGTGCTGCTCAAGTACAAGTAGGCGGACAATTTACCTTAAAAGGACAAGATCTAGTAGTAGTATTAGAAAGAGCAAACAGCAACAGAAACAGAATTATATAATGGCATATAATGTAAAATATAGATTAGAGTTTTCTGATGATTTAGAAAATGAGAAAAAAATAGAAATTTTAAAAAAAAATTATAGCAGCTCTGGAACAATTTATCCTATTGTTGCAACTAAAGATCCATGTGAAATAACTTGGGAAAGTAATGACAATTTTTATTCACCAATTAAGGGATCACAATGCACTTTAAATTTATTAGTTACAGATACTGTTAGTTATGATGATTTTTATGCATCAGATGAAAGAGAATATCAGGTTAAAATATCTTATAAGGATAGCTCTAATAATTATCAAACATATTGGATAGGATGGCTTGTAGTAGATCAATTTAAAGAAGCTGTTACTGCCACTCCATTTCCAATAACTTTGACTGCATTTGATGGTTTAGGCACATTAGATGCATTTGATATGCCTCTTGACACATCATCAGCATCAATACAAACTGCCAGATATTGGATTACCAATTGCTTAAATAATTTAGATTTACAACTAGATATTTATGTTAGTCAAGATATTTATATTTTAAATCCTGGATCTACTGTTTATAGTGTTTATGATGTTTTAAACATATCGCCATATACATTACAAAAGGATAAATATAATATTAACAATGCAAAGTTTGTTTTAGATCAAATATTAAAAATTACTAACGCTAGGATATTTCAGAGTTATGGTAGATGGTATATAATAAATAATTCTAGCTATTCTGGTCAAGCTGTTAAAAGTGCAAGTGCATCTACTGCTCAAGGTGGTACTGTTCCAACTGGCATTAGAGCATCAGAAGCTAGTAATTTAGTTTCAAATGGTACTGAATTGCCTGAGTTTGTTATATATAATTATCAAGGTACACATCAATCAACATCTAACATCAATGTCTTAAAACAAGTTCCATCAAATTTACAACCTATTGGTAATAATCTTACAAAAGAGTATTTGCGACCATTAAATCAATATAATATTAAGCACCAAACCAGTCAATATTTAAGCACTAATTATATAACTAATGCTGGATTTGAAAATGATACTGCTGGTTGGACCACATACTCATCTACTAGCACAACATCACCAGGTGCCATTTCAACTACATTTGCTAAACAAGGCAGAAAAAGTTATGAAAATACACAAACACAAACAAATGAAACTGGCACTAGAAAGACAATATCTAAAACAATTGATGCTTATAATTCAACACATTTAGCATATAAATTTTGTATTAATTCTTATATGGATGCAAACTCAAATGCTCAAAATTTAAGTTTTAGATTTAAATTACATTTAGCAGAAACTGGTCCAGGTGCTACTCAAAATTATTATTATAAAGCTAGTGATCAAACATGGACCACAACAGACACAACCAACATACAAGAATCAAACTCTAAAAATACTTGGGAAAAATTTACTTATGAATTGCCAACTTTTCCAATAACTGGGGAATTGACTATTGATTTATATGAACCATATACTCAAGTCGCTACTGGTTTAAATGGAATTTATTATGACAATATTGAGTTGTATTATGAAAGGTTTGAAAACAATAAGAGAACTGAATTTTTTGCCAATATTGATGGTTTTGAATATCAAAGAGTAAGAAGTTCAGCAAGTAATGTTACTGGTGTTTTAAGTTTAGATGGCATACAGCTTTCATCTAATAATTATAGAAATGTCCAGGTTTCTGAATTTATACGACCTAGAGATAATAATTCAAATTTTGTTAAATCTATTGATCAAATTATTACTCAACAAGTAATTAATGATTATAGATCTCATTTGATTAGATATGAAGGATCTTTATATAATTTAGAAAATGATCCTATTGGATTACATAATAAAATTTGGATCAATTTTGGATCTTCTGTTTTAAGAGAGCCAGTAAGCTGTATAATGGATTCAATGACTTATAATGTTAAAAGAAATACATTTAATGTGATTATGCACATACCAAATCAAGATGATGATATTGCAAGTGATTTTAAAGTTACTTTCTAAACTTTTTTCTTTTCCTTGTTTGCTGAGAAACCCCTCTAGTGCCTAACACTTTAGGGGTTTCGTTTTGCAAAATAATTTAAAAAAATTCTTTTATTTGTAAATATTTTTTTATTTTTACAAGCTAAATAGATATATATGGAATTTGAATTACATTTTAGAAATGAATTAAAAAGATTAACTATTAATGTTGATGGTGAGGCAAAACCCATGAGGCGATATGATGTTTGCAAGATACTAGATTGCACTATGCCTACATTAACAAGTAAAATAAGAAATCCAGGCACATTGACTGTAAATGACATAACAAAATTAAATAACGCTGGATTTGAAATTAACAGAGTTATTTACAGTTTAACTAATAAATAAATATTTTTTTATGAAATCAATTGATCAAAAGCTGTTTGCATTACAGCAAGAGATAGGAGCAATCTCAAAAGATGCTCAAAATCCTTTTTTTAAAAGCAGTTATTTCGACATTAATATGCTGCTTAGAAACTTAGAACCACTTTTAGGAAAATACAAATTAGTAGTATATCAACCAATAAAAAATGGTGAAGTTCATAGTATTATTAAGTGTATAGAAACAAAAGAAAAAACAGAACCATCAAGTTTAACATTGCCAGATATTAGTGATCCACAAAAACTAGGAAGCTGTATAACTTATTATAGGCGATATACATTGGTTTCTTTATTGGGTTTACAAGCTATTGATGATGATGGTAATTTAGCTAGTAATAAAAAAATTAATAATGCTGTAAATAATCAAACTCAAAATAATGATGAAAGAGAGTGGTTACAAAAATGGCAATTAGATGCTGTATTAAAAAGCACAAAAAACGAAGCTCTAAGAATCATCAAAGATTATAGAATGAAAAAAGAATATAGAACTGAAATTAACAATAAATTTAAAATTAAATAATATGGAATTAAAAGGTAAAATTAAAGTGTTAAATGACACAAAAGAATATGGAGCTAATGGCTTTAAAAAAAGAGAATTGGTAATTGATACTGGTGGTGATTATCCACAATACATTACTATTGAATTTATTAAAGAGAAATGTGATGTGCTTAATAATTATAATTTAGGCGATGAGGTCACTATTGCTTGTAATATACAAGGCAGAGAATGGGATGATCCAAAATCTGGTGAAACTAAATACTTTAATTCAATACAAGGTTGGAAAATATCTAAAGAAGGTGATGTTGTATCTAATGTAAATCCAGTTCCTAGCGAGGATCAATCTGGTGATTTACCATTTTAGTCATGTGTATTGATAATGAAATTTTTGATCACTTTAGAAAAAATGACAAAGCTGTTAATGATGCGGTTTTGCTTTTAGTTGTAAATGGATATCAAGTCATAGACAAGCATTATAATGTGATTAATAAGGACAATATAGATAACATTAAATCCCCTTAATTTTTAAGCAAACAAAGGGAAATAAAAGGCGAGATTAATTTCTTGCCTTTTTTTATGCTTTAATAATTTGTTTTATTGTAAATATTTTTTAAATTTAAAAATCAATTTTAATATTTATATATGAAAGTAACTAAAGCAACTAAAATTTACCGACCAATGAGGGTTTGGGGAAAGCTAATTAAAGATTTGTTTTTTACAAGTAATGTTAAATCCACTCACAAATGGTGTCGCTATAAGATGCATTTCAACAATAGAGATGAACAAAAAATAGCTAATACAAAACTTATCAAAACAATACTTAAAAATCAAATAATAAATGAAAAAAGTTAGAGATTCCAATGAGGTTTATCATTCTCATGATAGCATAAGTGCTAGTGGTTTAAAAGAAATTTATAAAAAATCAGTTTATCATTTTTTAAATAGAAAGTTTAAAGAATCACCAGCTATGAAATTAGGAACTGCTGTTCATCAAGCAATTTTAGAGCCACATGATTTTTGGGATATTTATCATGTTATTGAAAAAATAGATAAAAGAACTAAAGCTGGAAAAGAGGCATATCAAAAACAAATTGATATTGCTGGTGATAAAATTTTACTTGAGCATGATGTTTATCAAATTATAGAGGCACTTGTTGCTGATCATAAAAGAAACAAGTTAGCACAAAAATTTAGTAAAGGCGAAATTGAATTATCTCATTATACTAAAATGAATGGTGTTGATGTTAGAGTGCGACCAGATTGTTTAAATACAATATCTAACTTTATAAGTGATGTAAAAACTTGCCAGGATAATTCACCTCAAGCATTTAAAAGAGATGTATATCATTGGGGTTACCATCTACAAGCCGCATTTTATATGGATGTTTGTGGTGGTATAGATAACTTTAAGTTTATTGCTTGTTCTACTAAATATCCATATACAGTAGAAGTGTACACATTAGATCAAAAGGACATTGAATTTGGTAGAATGGCTTACAAATCAGCATTAGAGCAATGGAAAAAATATAAACAAACTGGCATCATCACTAGATATGATTGGCACAAAAAACATAAAGATGGATCCTATATTTTATAATAAACAAGCAGAAAAATATAAAGAGATAGTTGAGAGACATACTAATTTAGAGATTAATAAAATTACTAGGCAATTTGATTATGTATTTGCTAGATCTTGTTATTATTATTTGTGTAGAAAATTTGGTCAAATGAGCTTTGCTAAAATTAGTGAATCAGTAAAAAAAAATCATGCAACTGTAATGCATAGTTTAAAAGAGCTGCCATATATTATAAAGCACGATTCAGTAAAAAGTAATATATATAATAAAATAATTAAAGAGGCAGAAAAAGATCACATAGAAACTAGAAATGGTAAAACCATTGAACAATTAGTTACTGATCATAATTTCTACTTAATGCAATGTGAAAATCTAAAGAAAAAATTAGAAAGATTGAATAACAGATACCATAAAATTTACCAAGAAAATTTAGAAATGGATAGAATTATTACTATAATGGCAGATACTGATTAATTATTTTTTAATTTTATAAAAAAATTTTATGAAAAGAAATCCATTTGCAAAGTATTTAGGCAAAGAAGATGTGTTGCAAAATCAAGTGATGAGATACATTGGTTTAAAATATCCAAAAGCATTATTTACTCATGTATCAAATGAAGGTAAAAGAACACCATTTGAGCAATATAAGTTAAAATACTTAGGCACAAAACCTGGGATTCCTGACATAATGATATTTGATCCAAACAAAACAAAGAATGGTTTAGCCATTGAATTAAAAGCTGGGTATAATAAACCCACCGAAAACCAAAAAAAGTGGCTTAGAGAGCTTGAAAATGCAAATTGGGTGGCTGTTTGGAGTAATAATTTAGATGAATGTATAGAAATAATAGATAAATATTTTAATAACAAATAATGGCTAGATCAAAAAAAATATATTTTGAGGAAGTGAATCAAAAGGTCCGATGGACACAATCTAGCTCTGATGGTTTTAAATACGATTATAAATTTATAGGAGTTGCAAGTGAGGCAGAATTTGATCTTTTAATGGAACTGCTATGGTTTATGTATGAAGATGGTGATATTAGTTATAATCAGTTTTTTGACACTTTTAGAGAATTAAGAACATTTTGTGATGGAATTAAAGGTTTGGTTGACAAGCAATAATTTTATTACTTTACTTATTTATGAAATACAATAAGATTTTAAAACCTAAAAAGTTTGATAACTTTACAATTATACCTAGCTCAATATTTAGGCACAAAGATATTACAGTCGGTGCTACTGGCTTGTATGCTTATTTATTTTCTCACAAAGCTGAGCAACAAATAACAGTTGAATTTATTTGTGGGCATTTTAAAGAGGGCAAAGATGCCATTAGATCTAAGCTAAATGAGCTTATTTCAGCTGGTTATCTAGTTAGGGAAAAGGTTACTGAAAAAGGTAAATTTAAAGGTTATAACTATATCTTAAAAGCAAACCACAAAGGACAAAACCAGAGCCAACAAAAACCGAAGTCGGAAAATCCGCCACAAAGTAATATTAATAATATATATAATAATAAAAGTAATATTACACAAACTGAGAAAATGCAAAAAGCATTCCCTCATTTTGTTGATTTGTTTGATAAAAGATATAAGCCAAAAACCGATGCACAAATTAAAAGTTGGAAAGTGTGTTTAGATAGATGTGTTAGAATTGATAAATATAATTTAGATGAAATTTATCTTGCAGTTAAAAATGCTAGACAAAGTGATTTCTGGCGAAATAATTTTCTTACACTTTTAAAATTAAGAAATCATGATAAAAATGGAATAATGTTTATTCATAGGTTTATTGAAATGAATAGAAAAAATAATAAACCTAAATGTTTTTATAAAATAAAAGGTATAAAAGAATATAAACTATATAATGATCCAGATGGCTCAGAAAGATTAGGTGCTATAACTAAATACAATAAACTCAATGAATTTAATTTATCACAATTTTTAAATAGAGATGAGATTGAGGAATTAAAAAACTTTATTAAATGATAATTGGCAAAGTTTATAGTTTAGATAAATATGAACAAGCTATTGTTAAGCTATCAGCTGAGCAAAGGCATAACAATAAAATTAAAACTGGTTGGGATGGCTCTAAAACAGTAAATTCAAAATCAGAGCTTGATTTAAATATAGTTGGGTTTGGTGGTGAGTTTATATTTGCTAGAGAAAATAATTTATATCCAGATTTTAAAATACATAATACTAGCAAAGTAAATAAAACAGATGATTATGATGCAACCTGGTTAGGACATTCTGTTGATGTAAAAGTAAACAGAAAAGATCACCCATTAATGATACCAGAATATGCAAATACAGATTGTAAAATATTTGCCTTGTTTACTTGTAAATATCCTAAATATACTTTTGAAGGTTTTGCATTAAACAACATAATTTTTCAAGATTTTAATAAAAAAATGACTAAGGTAAAATCTTATGTTATTGAGAAAAACAACTTATTAAGTTACAAAGAATTAATTTTCTTGTTAAATATTTAAAATAAATTTATATATTTAAAAAATATTTTTATTTATGAATCATTACAATGACTTGTTGGCTCTAGGTATTAACCTAAAAAGATCAAATGGATCTGTTAAAACTAAATGCCCTAAATGTTCACATACCAGAAAAAACAAAACTGATGACTGCTTATCGGTTAATATAGATGAGGGGTTATATAATTGCCATCATTGTGGATGGGGTGGTAATGTAGGTGTTAAATTTAAAAAAAGAGTTGAATATGTTTTACCCCCAAAAGTTAATTGTAATTTAAATGAAAAAGTTATTAAATGGTTTGGCAATAGAGGTATAACTGAGCCAACTTTAGTACATTGGAAAATAGGCGAATCACTTGAATATATGCCGCAAGTTAAGGCAAAAAGAAGGTGTATTAATTTTAACTATTATAGAAATAATGAGGTAGTTAATGTAAAATATAGAGATGGTGAAAAGAATTTTAAATTAGTTTCTGGAGCTGAGCTTATTTTTTATGGCATTGATAATATAAAAGATTTAAAAAAATGTTATATAGTTGAGGGTGAAATGGATGCTCTTAGTTTACATGAAGCTGGATTGTATAGCGTTTGTTCTGTTCCAAATGGTGCCAGTAAAGGATCTCAAAAGCTAGAGTACTTAGATAATTGCTACCAATATTTTAAAGATAAAAAAGAAATAATACTTTGTACTGATAATGATGATGCTGGGTTACAGCTTAGAAATGAATTGGCTCGAAGGTTTGGTAAATACAGATGTAAATACGTTGAATTTGGTGATTTTAAAGATGCCAACGAAGTGTTAATTGAAAAGGGAGCTGAGACACTTAGAAACATAATTAAACAAGCTAAAGATTTTCCACTTGAGGGTGTTTTAAATTTAGATAATATTTGGCAAGATGTTTTAAATTATAATGAAAATGGTATTACTAATTATTCAATTGGTTTACCAGGATCTGATAATTACTTTAAGTTAGCATTTGGGGAATGGAGTGTATTATCTGGCATACCCAACTCGGGAAAATCTGACATTTTAGATCAAATACTTTGCAATGTTGCACTAAAACATGATTTTAGATGTGCAATGTTTTCTCCTGAGAGTTTTCCTTATGAAGGGCATATAAAAAGAATTGCTAATAAATTAAATCAAAAGAATTGCAATAGTGAAGATCTAAACAATACTAAAGATTTTATTGAAGATCATTTTTTTTGGATTAAGATTGATTTAGAAAACCTAACCTTAAAAGGCATTTTAAATGCATTTAGAGAGCTTGTATTTCAAAAGGGTATAAATGTATGTGTAATAGATCCATGGAATATGTTAGATCATTCAGCACAAAGAGATCATAGCTATATAGGCAAAATTCTTAGTCAAATAACACAATTCTGTCAACAAACAAACACCCATTTATTTTTGGTAGCTCATCCTAGAAAAATTGAAAGTGAGGGTGGTGTTTATAAAAAACCGACTCTTTATGATATTTCTGGCTCAGCTGATTTTTTTAATAAAGCATATAATGGATTGATTGCATATAGATGTATAGGGCAAAGAACTAAATATAAAAGTGATGTTGTAAGGGTTCATGTAGAAAAGGTAAAAAGAAAAGAGAATGGACAATTAGGTGATTTTGAGATAGCTCCAGATTTTGATAATGGAGGCATATATAAAGAGATATTTCAAGGCGAAAAGAAAATACAAGTAATAAAAGATAACATACCATTTTAACATAAAATAACATAAAATAACATGAAAGTAAAAATTGAAACAACCATGACTGATTATGATTCTTTTGTAGAATCAAGAAAAAGAATTTTAGAAATATGTCAAAACATAATGGATATGAAACAGCCAGAATATACTAATGGTGATCCAGACATATTACATAATTTTAAATCAATAGCTAAAATAATGCAAGTACCAACAGAACAAATTTGGGCAACTTATTTTTTTAAGCATGTTCAAGCAATTATGAGTCATGCAAGTCAACCAGATTTAGAACCAGCAGAACCCTTACAAAGTAGATTTGCTGATGCAATAAACTATTTATTTTTAGGTTATGCATTGTTATGTGAACATAATAGGTTTAAAAAAAATCATTTTATTGAAAACGAAGCATCTTTGTCAGATATTTATAGAAATGAATAAATACTTAAAAGCACAATCGTGGTGTTTAGAAAACAATATAAAAATCTATATAGTACCAATTAGGGGTAAAAAAAAATGCTATGTCGAAATAAATGATGATGGTCAAATAATTAGATCCCCTAAAACTTATGCATATCAAAAAGATGCAAGTGATAAAATATGGGATTTGTATTTATATTTGTTTAATCAAAAATCAAAAGATGATACAGAAAGTTGATATAAGATCCATTCACGAAAATAAAGGCAATCCTAGATACATAAGAGACAACAATTTTAAAAAGCTGGTAAAATCTATAAAAGAATTTCCAGAAATGCTTGAAAAGCGACCAATTATAGTTGATGAGAAAATGGTTGCTTTGGGTGGTAACATGAGATTAAAAGCCGCTAAAGCTGCTGGTTTATTTGAAATATATATTATTGTAGCAGAAGGATGGACAGAAAAACAAAAACAGCAGTTTATAATAAAGGATAATGTTGGTTTTGGTGATTGGGATTGGGATATATTAGCAAATGAGTGGGATGTAAAAGAATTAAATGATTGGGGTTTACATCTTCCAGAGTTTGACACAATAGATACAGAGATTGATGAGCCAGAAAATAATCAAAATGAAGATGAGAAATGTCCAGAATGTGGTAGAAAACTATAAATAATTGAAAAAATATTTTGTAATTGAAAAAATATTTGTATATTTGATGTATTAACAAACAAATTATATAAATTAAAAATTACAATTATGAATGCAATAGAACACGAACACAGTAAAGATTACGACAAAAACATTGATACTTTTGGTGATGATGGCACAAATTGTTTTATATGTGGCAGAAAAACTAATGAAAAATTTTGGGTACATTTTACAACTGATGGCAATTTAGTACCATTTAAATCAAATCCATCAAACTCGCAAGGATGTTTCCCAATTGGACCAATTTGCAAAAAAAAATATCCAAAAGAATTTATCGGAAAATTTTAATAATAATGGGGGTGTAAAAACCCCCTTTTAAATAAATAAAAAATTACAATTATGAGTGAAATTAAAAATTTAGAATTAACCAACGAAAACAGAAAGCATTTATTAGATGATATTATTGATCTTGAATTTAAAATAAATTCTCATTGGAATATAATATTTGAACTAAGAAAAAGTTCTGATCAAAACATTGCTAAACAAAACTTATTATTATTTGAAATAGATAATAAAAAAAGTGAAATAAATAAAATTAGAGTTGTATTAATAAATAATAAATTTAATTTTATTGACACCAAAAACCTAATATAAAAAGCCAGGTTAATTCTATTGGCATTAGGTAATCAAAGGGGGTTTTACAACTCCCTTTTTTTTATGTAATTTTGTTAAATGGCAAATAGACAAGTTTCGACACATAAAAAAAGATTAATGCTCAAAGCATTGGAAAAAAGTTTATCAGTTGTTACAACAGCTGTTAGGTCGGTTGGTATCAATAGACAAACACATTATAACTGGCTTAAAGATGATCCTAAGTATGCAGCAGAAGTTAAATCTATTGAGGACATTACATTAGATTTTGCTGAAAGCCAATTACATAAACAAATACAAGAAGGGAATACAACAGCAACTATATTTCTTTTAAAAACAAAAGGGAAAAAAAGAGGTTATGTTGAAAGACAAGAGATCCAACATGATAGCTCAATTGAAAGCAAACTAATTGAATGGACACCAGCAAACCAAAAAGAGTAACTGAGTTTTGTAATAAACAATTTTATGAAGCTGTTAACTCTAATAAAAGATTAAACATATTTCAAGGCGGTACAAGATCTGGTAAATCCTGGAGCTTAATGCAGTACTGTTTATATTTAATGACTACTGAAAAGGAGCCACTTACAATAAGCATAGTAAGAAAGACACTCCCAGCACTTAAAAGATCAGTTCTAAGGGATTTTTTACATATATCTAGGCAATTAGGTATTTATTGGAATGGAGTGCATAATAAGTCAGAAAACACATTTGAGTTTAATGGGCATACACTTGAAATGTTTAGTGCTGATGATGCACAAAAGATTAGAGGTTCATCAAGAGATATTTTGTGGATTAATGAGGGTAATGAATTATTTTTTGAAGATTATCAGCAGTTGGTTATGCGGACCAGGAAAAAGATATATATAGATTTTAACCCATCTGATCCAGTACACTACTTATATGATTTAGCAGAGAGAGATGATGCTAATTTATTTATTTCTACATATAAGGATAATAAGTTTTTACCTAAAGAATTAATAGATGAAATTGAAAGGATAAGGGAAAGGGATCCTGATTACTGGAGAGTATATGGTGAAGGTCAAAGAGCTGTATTTAGTGAAAAGCAAATATTTAAAAACTGGAATTATATTCCTTATGCAGATTTTCCAGAGCTAGATGATGTGGTGCTTGGGTGTGATTTTGGTTTTAGTCAAGATCCATTAGCTATTGTAAGGGTAGGAAAGCACAAAGATAATCTATATATACATGAGCTTATATATAAAAAGGGTATGACTAACAGAGATATTGCAGAGTTTATTAAAAGCATAAAGATGGATGATGTGCTGCTTTATTACGATTCAGCAGAACCGAAATCTGGTGAGGAATTAAGGCAAATGAGTATATGGGCAAAACCAGCTATTAAAGGTCAAGGTAGTATAAATGCTGGTATTAGCTTATTAAAAGAATTTGATATATATGTTAGCGAGGAATCGCAAAACATTCTTAAAGAGCAGCAGAGCTATGTATATGATGAGTTAAAAGATGGTACAATAATAAACAAACCTAAAGCAAATCAAGCTGATCACCTTTTGGATTCAATTAGATATTGTGTTTATAGTAGGTGGCGAAATCGTAATGACTTTTTTGTTGTATAAAAAAAGAATTTATTATTTTGTATTTTTACATAAAATTTTATTTTAATGGCAACATTCTTTAATAGATTAAGATCTTTAATCACCAGTAAATCCCAAAATACCAATGAACAATACAATAGAGCTATTTACAATTGGCTGGGTAATACAATTGTTTGGAATACTGAAAATGATGAAACTTACATAAATGATGGTTATAGAAAAAATGCAACAATATATTCTATAATTAATCTAATTACTAAAGCGGCATCTACAATTCCTTATCATGTTTACGAAAAGGTTAATGACAATAACTATAAAAGATATAAAGCCATGTCTAGTGGCATATCAGATCCAAATGTAATGTTAAAAGCTCAATTGCTTAAAAAACACGCTTTAGTTGAGTTAGAACATACAGAACTACATAAATTATTAGATCGCCCAAACCCAGCTCAATCTTATGCCACTTGGATAAGTGAATTGATTGCTTTTGGTAAACTAACTGGTAACCGATACATTTATGGTATTGGTCCAGAAACTGGAGAGAATGTAAACAAATATACTGAGTTATATGTAATGCCATCACAAATTATAGAGATTAATTCTGGAGGTATAATGAAACCAGTAGAATCTTACACAATTGAGTATAATGGCACCTATCACATACCAGCAGAGCAGATGTGCCACATAAAAGATTTTAACCCTTACTATGATGGTACTGGATCTCATTTATATGGTCAATCACCCCTAAAAGCTGGTTTACGTTCTATGACTACTAATAATGAGGCGACAGAAAGCGGAGTTAAGTTCTTACAAAACCAGACAGCTAGGGGAATATTAATGAGTGATGAGGGTGATTTAAATGAGGTACAAGCTCAACAACTAAAAGATAAGTTTAGAAAAGATCATCAAGGCAGTAAAAAAGCTGGTGATATTATTATAACTCCAAAGAAATTATCTTGGGTTAATTTTGGTTTAAATGCATCTGATATGAGCTTAATAGAGCAATACAATGCATCAATAAAAGATTTATGTAATATTTACAATGTACCAGTTACACTACTTAACAATACTGAATCAAGCACATACAATAACGTAAAAGAAGCTAAAAAAGCATTATATCAAAATTGTGTTATACCAGAGCTAATTAAAATTCAAGATGAATTAAATAGATGGTTGGCTCCAAAGTATGGCGATAAAATATGTATTGAATTTGATTTTAGCGTTATACCAGAATTACAAGAGGAAACAGATAAGATTGTAGATCAAATGACTAAGGCGTGGTGGTTAACTCCAAATGAAAAAAGAGCTGCAATGTCTTATGATCATGATGAGGATAATCCAATTCTTGATGATTATTATATACCAGCTAATTTAATTCCAGCATCTGGTGATGATGTTGAATTGCCAGATCCACAACCAGCTTTACAAGAACAAGAGGAAAAAAAAACTAAAGTTGAGAATATAGAAATTAAAGCAACTTATAATGATTATCCACAATCCGCATCTAACAATGCTAAAAGAATGATTGAATGGAGAGAAAAATATGGGAGAGATGAGGTAAAAGGTGGTACATCTGTTGGTTGGCAGAGAGCATCGAGTTTGTCTAAGAGAGAGAGTTTGAGTTCTGAAACAGTTGGTCGGATGGCTGCATTTAATAGACATAAAAAAAACTCAACAGTAGATCCAAAATTTAAAGATACACCATGGAAGGATAATGGCTATGTGGCTTGGAATCTCTGGGGTGGTACATCTGGTGTTAATTGGGCAATCAAGAAAATGGAAAGCATAAGAAATGAGTAATGCTATTTTAACAAAGAATGAGATAGATAATAAGTTTCTTGCGGCATTTGAAAGAGAGGTAGTAAAGATTGAGAAAAAAAACATTAGAGAGCTTAAAAGATTCTATAAAAAGAATTACGAACAAGGCATCAGTAATTTCTTAGAATATAACACCACTAATTATCAAGGTTTATTTACTAACAGAGATTTAGAGGCAGAATATCAAAAAATGTATGTATCAATTGGCAATCACATTGCTAAATGGTATTTTAATATTTTTCAAAAGTATCAAACTAAAGCAGACACCAAACCTTTTGAAAGCGAATGGGAAAAGTCATTTTCAGATTATGGTGGTAGGGTTGCTGCAACTAATGTAACTCTTGTAGGTGGTACTGCTAAACAAACATTAGTTAAGCTAACACAACAGCTTATGAGAGATCCAGAGTTTATGCAATTAGGTAATGATGCAAAAGCAAGGGTTTTAAGAAAAAAATTTAATCATTATAGTAATTTTCAAGCTAATAGATTAGTGAGAACAGAGAGTACTAGAGCTGCAAACTTTGCAGTTGAGAAAAGTGCTAAGACATTGTTTAGTGAGAATGATCTATCAAAAAGGTGGTTATCTGTAATGGACGGGAGAGAAAGGATTTGGCATAGAGCAGCTAATGGTCAAACTGTTAGAATGAATGAAAATTTTATTGTTGGTGGTGAGGAAATGCCACGACCAGGAGAGGGATCCGCCAGGAATGTTATTAATTGTAGATGTCGAATTATACCTATTCCAGATCAAGCAGCAATACCAGTTACTGAATTGGATGAGATAGGTGTTGGATTAGGACAAAGCAGAATAGAAGATTTTAGTTTAGCTAATTTAACTAATGTAGTGGCAGAGGCGATGACTGCAATTGGTACTCAATTGGTAAGCAGTACTGCAACCACAATAAAAGAGTTTAGAAAACAAATAACAGATTCTTTTGAAAAAAATGGTTTTAAAATAGATAAATTACAATTGTCAAAAAAAAGAACACTAGATGAATATAATGCAATACAAAAAGAATTAAATATATTATTTGATAATTATAACTTTAACACTTGGCATAATCAAAATGGCATCAAACTAAGATTCAAATCAACATCTGGATCGTGGGGATTTTACCAACCTTTTTTGGATGGCAAGTCAGCGGTTGTTAATTTAGGTGATGGATTTAGCAGAACAACTAGATTAAGAAATTATCATCTAAACATGAGGGGTAAATTTGATGACAGATTTAAAAGTGTAATAGATGAGGATAAGTTTTTTATGGCTACTCCAATACATGAGATGGCTCATGCATTAACTAGCTCATACACCGCTAGAAAAGAATTTGTTAAAAATATTAGTAGTGTTGGTAGTAAATTCTGGAATGATTTGAAAAAACTAAGAACAGAGTACATGGATGAAAAAAACAGATTGTTTAGAGCTGGTAATGCTAGTGCTTATAACAAGATTTTTTTAGGGAGATATGCAAATAAAAATGCTGATGAGTTTTTTGCAGAGGCATGGACCGAGTTTCATTTAAGCTCAACCCCATCACCCTATGCTATAAAAGTTGGTCAATTGATAAAAAAATATTATGGAAAATAGAGAGGAAAATTTTATTTGTATAAAATGCAAGTTTGTTAGGGAATTTGCTGGTGGGTGTGCTGCTTTTCCTGATGGCATACCAGAAAGCATTTTGTTACAAAATAAACATAGTAAGCCAATACCAGGTCAAAACAACAATATAGTGTTTGAAAAGGGTAAATCATTAGAGTTAATTGAAATTGAAAAAAACACTAATTAATTTTTAGTAATTTTGTAAAAAATATAATTATGGAATTTATATATAAATCAGCACCAATAGGTGATCAAATAGTTGATTTTGATGAGAAAAATAATATCGTAAAAGGATATGGATCTTATTTTGATAATAAGGATAGCGATCAAGATATTATTCGCAGAGGTGCTTATCAAAAAACAATTCAAGAAAATGGCAATAGAGTTAAATATTTATACCAGCACGATATGATGCAACCATTAGGTAAAATGGATGAATTATATGAAGATGAAAAAGGTTTAGTATTTACAGCTAGTGTGCCTAAAACACAACTTGGAACTGATGTTATAGAATTAATGAAAGCTGGAGTAATTACTGAAAACTCAGTTGGTATTATGCCAATTGTAAAACAAATGAAAGGTGATTACAGAGAAATTAGAGAGGTAAAATTATATGAAATTAGTGCTGTTACTATGGCAGCAAATGATCAAGCTAAGATATTAGACATCAAAGGGATGGTTGATATTGATCAAGTTTACAATAGATATGATAATATCTGTAAGCTACTTAGAAAAGGTAATATCTCAGATGAAATGGGATATGCCCTAGAATCAGAAATACTTAAACTCAAAACATATTTCGTGAATGCTACTCAGCCAGTTGAGGAAACTACTGAGCCAGTTGAAAAGATGGTACAAGAGGTTGATATTTACAAATACTTAATTAATAAACTTTAAAAATTCTATTAAAAATGGATGAAAATGTAAAAAACCAGCTTGACCAATTAGGCGATATTATAGATGCTAAATTGGAAAAAGCTCATGGACAAGCAGTTGATTCAGCAACTGGTAAGGCAGATGTGGCTCTAAAAGGAGAGATCGCAAACCTAACACAAAAATTTACTGAAAGAATGGATGCTATTGAAGTGTCTAGTAAAAAAAGATTTGAGGCATCTCAAAAAGAAGATAAATCATTTCATGGTAACTTAACTAAAGCTATCAAAGAAGGTGCTTTAGATTCAATGAGAAATGGATCATCAAGATCAACAGCATTTGATATCAAAGCTGATATGACTGTTGCTGCTGATTTTACTGGTGATGTAATTCCACCACAAAGAATACCAGGATACAAATTTGATCCTACAACTCCACAAAACATAAGACAATTAATCCCAATTGGTTCAACTAATAGTGATGTTGTTAAATATGTAAAAGAAAGTGGTTATTCTAATGGAGCTGCTGCTGCGGCAGAAGGTTCTACATTAGGACAAACTGATTTTGATATGACTGCTGTTGATGCTAATGTTAGAAAAATCGGAACATATCTAAGAATCTCTGATGAGATGTTACAAGATACTCCGCAAATTTCTAGCTATTTATCAGCAAGAGTACCAGCAAAATTAATGGAAGTTGAAGATGATCAAATTTTAGGTGGTAATGGATCAGCTCCAAATTTAAATGGTTTCTATAACTCAGGAACTAACTTTGATGTTTCATCTAATGGTAAATTTTACCAGTCAGTTGAATCAGCAAATGAATTTGATGTATTAGTTGCAGCAATCAATCAATTACAGATTGCTAACTATAAAGCTGATTATATTTTACTTAACCCAACTGATTTCCATAAGATCTTATTATTAAAAGATAGCACAAACAACTATCTAAAAGATCAAGTATATCAAGGGTTACAACCTAATTTCTTAGGTGTGCCAATCGCTGTAAATAACGAGGTTAACGCTGGGACATTCCTAGTTGGAAACTTTGGACAAGCAGCTCAATTATGGGTTAGAGATAACGTATCTGTTGAGTTCTTTAGCGAAGATGGAACTAACGTAAGAGATGGTTTTGTTACTGTTAGAGTAATGGAAAGAGTTGCACTAGCGACTTATTTACCAAATGGTATTATAGATGGAAATTTCACAACTGCCAAGGCAGCACTAGAAACGCCATAATAATAACTATTATATTAATTAAAGGGGTATTTATTACCCCTTTTTTTATGGAGTAAACTGAAATAATAATAAAATAAATGCAAAATATATTTTGTTTTTTAAAAAATTCTTTTATCTTTGGTGTATAATTACAAATAATATGACTATTAAGATATCAAAAACTAATACTGACAAAAAAGCAACTTTTTTAAAATCTTGTAAAAGAAATCTTAAAATGATTTTTGAGTTAAAAAAACAAAAAGAAATGGCTTACGAAGTTAAATTACTTAGAATGGCAATAGCTGATCCATCAGTATGGTATTCAAGAATGGCAATTGAAAAATAATGAAAATAATATACTACAATAAAATAAAAGATAAGGCACTAAATATGCCAAAGCGTTATAGACAATTATTATTGCATGACTTATCTAAATCATTAATTCTAAATAAAAAAGAAAATGTTTAATATGTATAAAAAGTTTTTAAAAAAAGATCCAGATAACTGGAAATGGTTAATTGCAATTCATTTAGTTGTTTATGCAGTAGGTTTAATTTTAATGTTAGATGTATGAGTTATAATAAAGCAAAGTTTAATCACAACATAGCTAAGGCAAAAGAGAAAAGAAGGTTAAATAATTTATTTAGTGTAATGGCTAAAGTTCAAAAAGATTCTTTTAAGAAATGAAAAAATACTATCTAAAACACATTTTAAGCGGTTTACTGCTGTTTTTAACCCTTAGGGTTATGATACTATCAAACGACTTGTTAACAGCTGTTATATTAGGTTTATTATGCATTTCAGTAATGATGACAAAAGACAATGAGTAAAGAAAATAAAAAAATAGTAGTATTAGATGTTGATACAATAGTTAACAGCTCTGTTGAGAGAAATGCTTTTGAGAGTTTACCAGCAACAAAGAAATTAAGAATTTATTATCATGCTAAAGAAATTGTTAAAATAATGCAATCGCATCCATTGTAATTATGTAATTTTGTTTTGTTTTAAAATTGCGGTTGTTAAAAAGCCAGTTGTTAGTTCAGCTGGTTTTTTTTTATTTTTAGTAAATGACACATAATCAGAAAGGGTGTTTTGCTGAATATCACTTTGCAGCAACCGCTATCTCTAATGGTTATAATGTTTCAACTCCATTATCAAGCTCAAGCTATTACGACTGTATACTAGAAAAGAATGGTAAACTATTTAAGATCCAGGTTAAGTATTTAGGTATAAATCGATTAAGGCGAGGCAATAGTATGCAAATAACCCTAAGGCGAACTGGCTTATCTTCTTATGAGAAAAAGTATGTTGATTTTTTTGCTTTATGGGATGAGGGAAATGATGGGTTTTTTATAATTCCAAATCTAGGACAAACTTGCCTAAAGATAAATATAAATGGAAAGTATAAAGAAAATTTTAATAACTTTGCATTGATTTCATAAATAAGTTAAGGTGTCATTACTAAAAAAGGTAGTGGCACTTTTTTTTTATCTTTACATAAAATTATAATTATGAAAATTAAATTACTTGTTGAAATTTTTAAAGATGGTAAAATGTATGCTGAGGGTGAAACAATGAATATTGATGAAAATAAAGCAGAACATTGGATTGCAAAGAAATGGTGTAAAGCAATAAGCACTAAAGAGCATAAACCAAAAAAAGAAACTAAGGAATTGAAACTGGATTCTAAAGAAACAAAAGATGAGGCAAATTAAAATTAATTCCACAACTGGATCTGAAATCGTATCAACAGCAGATTTAAAACTGTTTAGTAGAATTGACACAACAGCTGATGATGCAATTATAGCTAGAATGATTACTCAAGCTAGAATCTGGTGTGAAAATTATATATCCAGAGATATTGTAGCAAAAAATAGAACTTATTATTTAGATGAAACTAATGGCATATTTGATTTGCCTTTTGGTCCAGTATCCTCTATTACCAGTATTCATGCAGATGGTGTATTGGTAACACATACAAATATTGGCTTAGACAAAGAAACAGTTGAGCTTGATAATGGTGCTGCTAGGAAAGTTAAGGTAATTTATATTACAGCTGGTATGGATGATTCTTTATTACAACAATCTATTTTACAACTTGCCGCAACTTATTATGAGAATAGAACCAATTTTGTTACTGGCAGTATAACATCAGAAATACCAACAGACACGAGAGATATTTTAAACTCATATAAATCAATGTTTCTGTAATGAATCCTGGTAAATTAAATAGTCGAGTAATTATAAAACAAATAAATAAATCATCTGATGGTTATGGTGGGTTTACAAATACAGTAACCACTTA